CTTTGTCCCGAATCTGACCAAGCTCCTCTTGATTCGTTACATCCTTCGCCTTGTCCCATTCAGCAATGGCTTCCGGCGAAGTCAGATTGCGTCGGGTCTTAGCCCAATCGCTTTCGGCTTCGGGCTGCGCGGCAGGAGTTTCCAATGGAAGCTCAAGTTGAGCGGCAGGAGCTTCTTTTGCTTTGGCTGCTTTCTTCCCCTTCGGAGCTTTAGCCACCTCCGCTGCCGGAATCGCTCCGACAGCGGGAGTTGGGGCGGTTACATCCGCTTCTTGGACTTGGGCTTGGACTTGCCTGCCGCTGACAGGGCGATTGCGACCGCCTGTTTCTGCGGTCGGCCCTCCTTCATCAGTTTGGACACGTTCTTGCTTACCGTTTTCTGGGATGTTCCTTTGTACAGGGGCATTGGTGGGTGTGGGTTGTGGTGCGGTTCCTAGCGCAGCCAGAGTGGCGGCGGTAGCGGGTATCTGCTCGGTGGCAGAAGGTGGCGTTGGGGCTGTCGCAAGAGTCGGCGTAGGCGTTCCTACTGGGGGAGGCGCAGCCGTAGGTGGAGTAGTCGTAGCTTCAACAGCCGGAGTCGTAGGTGGTGCTTCTGCTGGGGGTAGCGTTGTAGCTTCGGCAGCAGGAGGAGCAGTAACAACAGGTGGCTTCGCGGAGCGAGTTTGAATCTCCTGAGTTAGCGTCTGGATGTCGTTATCGATCTGGGCATTGCCTTGATCGCCAAAGTCCAAAGTTCTGCGTGCGTTTTGGCGAACGCTCAGTTGCTCTTGGAGGTCCTCCACCGTGGAGGCTGGTGTGATGACTGGGGAGGGAGGCGGCGGGACATTCGCCTTGGGAGCAGCGTTTGCTGCCGCATCGTTTGCGGCATTCGCCACAAGCGTAGCCGCCGCCTTCGTTGCATTGTCCACGTTGGAAGCTCCTTGGTCGGCCAAGTTTTGACCAAGCTGGGCTAGAACGGCGGAGGTAGCTGGATTCTGGCCCGTAGCATTTACATCATTCGCGGCGTTGAACGCAAGATTGACTGCCTCATCGACATCTTGAGCAACGCGATCGACCAACGGAGCCGTAAGGTTTGTGGCTTCATCAACAGCAGTATCGGCCTTCTCTGCCGGACTCGGTTTACCGATACGCAGATTGAAGATGTCGGCGGCTTCTTGGATGTCGCCTTTCTGGAAAAGTTTCTTCGCTTCCCCAATAGATTTGAGGTTTGCATAAGCATCCGCCGATTTCCCGTAAGCACGCTCCTCGTAGGCTTTCGCAAGGTTTGCCTCCGCTTCGCGCTGCGACGCCACAAGTCGAACTGCAAATTCTTCTGGGCTAACCGTCTTGGGTGCCTCTTTCTTGCCACTAATCAAAGAAGCTCCTGCTTTGATTGTGCCAACAGCCGCAGGCATGAAAAGGGAACCATAGATAGCCGCAGGAGCAACTTCTTCGGCTGCTGCTGCGATACCACCCAGCCCAGCACGCGGATTGGGAACCGCAGATGGGTCCTTGCCTTGCAGCACGGCTTCCATCTTAGCGTTCTGCCAAGCCTGTCCGCCAGCTTCCGTGGCAGTTTCGCCAGCAACTTCAAGAGCGGTATCTCCGGCCAAAAGGCTCGCTTTACCGAGAGCTGTCTTGGCAATTTTAGTGAGGGCTCCTTTTCCAAGACCAAGGAGGGCCTCTGTAACTCCGAGCCCGATTGCATTTGTGACGGCTTCTGGGCCTGCTTCCCACAGACCCGTATTTTCGGCCAGTGGCAGCAGTTTATCGTAGAGAGTGTCGGTTTCTTCTTTGGTTAGAGGACGGCCTGCGTTCTTCTCTGCTTGCTTGAAGGCACTACGAAGGAACTCGCTCCCAGCCATTCGGTAGGCGGCAGTTCCCGATGTCAAAGCTCCACCAATGAACCCACCAATCTGCTGTCCTAAAGCAGCCCCACCCCCCACGGCAAGTGGGGCAGCGACCGCTCCGGCACCCGTGGCTGTCGCTCCCGCACCGCCTAGCCATCCACCAATAGCTCCGCCAGCCACTCGGCCCGGAATGTTTCCGGCTAGGGCAGCGGCCATCCCGGTTGTAGAGAAGCCCGTGCTAGGAGCAAATTGTCGAGCAGCGGTGCCAAACACAGTGGCTTCGCCGGAGGCTTCCAATTCTGCCTGCTTCTTCTGAATTTCTTCATCGAATGCGTCTTTCTCCGCCATCGCCTGCTTATACTCTGGCGACCATTCGTATGGGCGGCTAAAGCCCTCTTTGAGTTGGTAGTAAGCAGCCTTTGTGCTGACGGGGACACTACGAAGCACATCCCAAGTGGAGGATACCACTTCCGTAGGGCTGATAAAGGACATCTCTTTGGCCGGAGGCGGCGGAGGGGGAGCTGAGTATTGCTCGTTTTTAGCCGTGACGAAAGCGTCAAGGGTTTGCGTATCTTCCGGGGACAAAGACTGCTGAGATGCGAAGTCGGTCCTCCATTTCAGCAAAGACGTGGATTTCTGTTCTGGAGAGAGATCGGAGAACCATGGTTGGCTCTCGATTTCCTCCCATTGCGGAAGTGAAGTCGGCATCTGGAAAGGTTTCCTATCCTTACCGAAAATCAAGTTCTGGCTCGACTATTCTTGGGCAGCAGCCGCAGCCGCTTTTTGCTTGGCTGCTTGCTCGTTGAACAGCCTCATCTGTTCAATATACGGATTCGGCGGAGCCGCCAATTTTGAGGCGTCTCGTAGGATACCTCGGATAGTCGAATCGGAAACCAGATCGGATTCGCCAAGTTCAGCGGTAATATCGTCCACCAAACTTGCGCGGCTCTCGTTTGCTGCCTCAGATTCATCCGATGCCGGAACAGCTTCCCACTTCTTAGCTAGGTCAACCAATCGACGCTTCCGAGCAAGGTCAGCGACTTTGCCAAGAGGACCTTGGAACGACTCGTTGAACTCCTTGAGTCTGGTCGCTACTTTGGTCGGATTGGGGACGTTGTTGGCCTCGATCAGCCCTGCTTGAAGGTGCTCTGGGAGCTGCGATAGCTGCGTGCGGGATTTGGTCAGTTCCTCAAACCGTTTATCCAAAGTTGGAGCAAGCTCTCTGGCCATATCTGGATATTGCTGGACGAACTGGTCCAACTGGTTTTCGTCGGCAGACCTCAAGAACTTGAAGGAGGCGTCCAGAGTTGCTTCTCTAGCCGCCTTCTGCTGCTTCTCCTGCAAGTCATCTATCTGCTTACGCTGACGGTCAGTTAGCGAAAGAATATGCTGAACCGGAGATGAAGCGAATGTCTCTGGTCCGAACTGCATTGCGACTTGCCTGACCTTGTTGTCGTACTCAGGGTCGAGCGGACTGATCTGATTCAAGGCCGATGCTGCCTGCGTCTGGAGCCTAGATTCCTCGCGTGCCTTCTGCATCCTCCCAAGCTGGTCAATGAACTTCTGCGAAGAACTGAGCATGGCCAACGGATACTCGTCCTGTGGAGCCGTCAAAGACGGTGGCGGAGGCGCGTAAAGTGCCTGCGTCAGAGATTCGAGCTGTCCGCTGGTTAGATCAGAAATTGCCATGGAAGTGAGGGCGTTAAGTTATCAGCGTGAGGCAGACTGGTTTGGTATTCCCAAGCTATTTTGCAAGGCTTGAATTTCCTCCCAGATTCTCACCCTATCGGCTGGGCTCCTAGAAGTATTCCATTCCCTTTGCTTCTCGATGAGTGCATTTTCTCTCGCATTGCGGAGTTGCTCCGAAGCAGCATTATGTTGGAGACCAATGGCCCTCAATAGATCGTCGTTGCGTTCCCTGCTGAGTCGTTCCGATGTAGGATTAAACTCAGTTGCAATCGCACTTAGAAGCTCGTCGATATTTGCCTGTTGTTGAGCAGCCGCTTCCGCATCGCCTCGTTGACGACGCTCCATGAGAGTATCAAGGAATCGACGTTGAGAAGCAGCCGGAGCAGGAGTTTCAGCCGCTCCGCGTTGACGACGTTCCATGAGGGTATCGAGGAATCTAGTTCGCGGAGCAGCATTCTGCTCGCTGCTCATAGGTCCGGGAGCCGCTTCCATAGCGTTCTGGTAGGCGTCTCGTAGATACCTACTCATAGACATCAAAGAGCTAGGCCCCGTCGCTTGGCTCGGGGCTTCCACTGGAGTTGCTGCGGCAGCACGGTTACGGAGCCCAAGCCATTCTTGCATTACTTCTTCGGGAATTTGGCGTTGGCGTTCAGAGCCTAGAGCTTGAGATTTTGCGTAGTTTTCTTTAATCGATGCTTCCAGCTTTTCAAGCTGGTCAACTCTTTCAGAAATTTCCTGTGGAGACAAAGTTCGCTGATATTGAGTCGGATTAACAGTTCCAGTTGTGGCCGTTTCTTGTTGGTTCTGAATCTCTTGAAGAAGTTTATTCCTTCCCACCATCATTGTTGCCCGGTCAGCATCGAGAGCCTTCATCTCATCGGAAGCTGTCCCGAATACCCCATACTTATTCTGCAAGAATTTTAACCTGCGTTGATCTTCTGGGGAAGTTGGCACAGGAGTTGGAGGAGCAGGAGGCATTTCGGCCTGTGTAGCGGCAGGGGTCGTCTCTACTTGCGGTCCGGGGGCTGCTTCCATGGCATTCTGGTAAGCATCCCGAAGATACTTGGACATCGACATCAAGGAACTCGGTCCTGTTGGTTGGCTTGCTGCGGGTTGACGAGCAGGAGCCTGCTGGAAAATGGACTGACGCAGAGCTTCTCCAAGGCGTTCACGATCAGCAACAGTGGATTCGCCACGATTGATCGCAGCTCGGGCCTGCTCTACGGTTTCTCCGGCATAGGGAACCACAGATGAAAGTGGTCTGTTCGTGCCAATGATCTTTCCTTGGGCATCGGTCAAAACTGTGTAGCCGTCAGGCAGGGTAGAGCTGGTGACTCCCCCCGGAAGTGCCCGAGTAGTTTCCTGTTGCGACATGCGTTGCAATTCCTGAGCCTCCCTCACGGCAGACTTTCCAGCCTGCTGAGCTAACTGACGACGCGCCTCGGCATTGATAGCTGCGGCCATCGCATTACGGGCTGTCGGAGAGTTGAGGTCCGTGATTTGATTGTTACCGCCCGTGGCGATAGCAAAGTTCATCAGGTCTTGGAAAGTAGGCGTGGCCATAAGATTGCGGAGTTGCGGATATGAACTTACCTTGGCAATCCAAGTTTGTTATATGCGTCGGTAAATGGATTATTTGGTCCAACAGGTAAATATCCTGTCCCAAATGGGTCAGGGGGTAGGATAAATGTTTCAGAAGTACTATCTGGGTCTGGAGCCAAATCTCTCTGGGGAAATGGTGGGGGCATTTGACCTTGTTTATCTCCGTACATCCATTTTGCGTATGCCTCACGGAGTTTCTCGATTCCCTGTTTTTCCGCTTCTAGCTGGAGTTTGTTGTACTTATTGCGAATATCGGCTCCCTCCAGAGATGCGGCTGCTCCGGCCATCCCACTAGCAAACTGCGCGGCTGCAACTTGTCCCGGACGTGCGGTGCCTCGGGAGATCATTCCAGCAAGCCTTGCGGGGTCCATTGTGCTACGACCTGCCGGAGCCCCAGTCGGATTGGCATTAGAGTCAGCTCCAATAGGGAGACGTTGACGACGATCGAAGTCGGATTCGCCCCAAGTTTCATATCTGCCGGGGTCATAGACTGCGACTGGACGATTGCGAGGAGAGGAGGGAATTGCCATAGGATTAGGTTAGCGGGTCGTTGGAATCGCACGGAGGCCAGCCGCAGCAAATGAGCCGTTGAACACTTGACGGGCCATTCCTCGGGTCTCCTTCAACTGCTGATTGAGGAGGGCGTAGCACCGTCCCCAATAAGCGTCGGCAGAAGCCGGGTCATTGGCGTCCTCATAAACTAGAGCTAAAATCCCCATCTTCAAGGCCCCAATGCTAGGTGGAATCACTGGCTCGTCCTCTTGGATGAGCGGTAGATACTTCAACTTACACAAACCCGTCACGACATAGTTTGTGTTAGCCAAACGGTAGCGGCGGTATTGGGGGCGAGTTTCTGTGGGAGCATACTCGGCCAAAAGCGTTTCCGTAGCTCCGTTCACAACGTAAAGTTGAATCGGTCCAGCCGTGATGGGTTTGACGACGGAGGTAACTTGGTAGAAAGCGTTGGCCGTATCGACCGGGATGTTGTCCAAAGTGATTTCCTCTCCTAGAGAGCCGTTAGTGTACACATCGTTGCCGTATTGATCGCTATGGCCAAACACCTTGACCGTGAGCCCCTCTGCCTCGGTTGTGGTAGTTTTCCAACGTAGAACGCCTGCCTGTGTTGGGTCGATGGTGGTGGCAAAGTTGTCGCCAAGATCGATGGCACTTCCGATGTCCGGCATAGGGGCGGGGATAGAGCCGGGACCCGAAACCAGATACTCGTACCAACGGGACTGGATTCCTTGAACGCCATAGTTCACATGCAGTCCGAGCAGGGACTCAGCATCGCGGGGCAAGGAAATGTACTCTCGATCTCCCATGTCAAAATTGACTTTGAAAGTCGTGCCTTTCCATTTTCCCGAATTGATAACCCGCTCACGCACCTGATTTAGGTAGTTGAGAAACTTGGGAGATTCTTCATTCTCCGGGGTAACATAGGAGAACAAATTGGCCCGGACATCGGAGACTGTCAGATTTGAAGTCATGGCCAAGAATAACGCCCATCTGCCTAAGCTCAAGGGGTAGGTTCGAGGAGGTGACTGGCGAACCAACCTCCTTCTGCCGCCACGTCACCTGACGAATTACCATCGCCTTGCTTGGGTCCGCCGAAAAAGTACGGAAAGAGAGCGAGGAATGGATGTGCTGTCAAAAACTCTTCCGGAATTGCACCAAGAAGATAGCGTACTCCCTCGTTTTTCTCATAGTATTCAGTCCAGAAATCTTCGGTAAGTTCGGTGTCAACTAGCTCCGCTGGTTTGTCTGCGACCCCCTTAAATGCCCCTAGATAAAAATGATATGTGTACGTACCGGGGTATAAAAGCTCGTAGCGATGTAGCCCCTCAGACTGAGGATAAGTTGAAGATGGAATGTCCTCCACTCTCGCAGCATAGATAGTCGCTGGCCCCGCTGTAACTGAATCCAAGACGTAGATGGGCTCGTCTGGGATGTTTGGGTCGAAGTCGTCGGGAGACGGTTTTTCCCATGAAGATACCTGAAAAGTCTGCTCCAGATAAATTACTCGAATTTGGTCGTTTGGGATGTTGACGTACGGTCGAGGAGTATCGTAGCATCGAGTACCTCCAACTTTCGTTGCTGGGTCGAATGGCAAAAAGAACAGCCGAGACCCACTTGATGTTCCTGTCGAGTAGTAACCTCTCCCCTCGGGGAACCAAGGAGCGACTTCTTCTCTCTCGTAACTGCCAGTTTCTTGTGGTATCTCTTTGATTAAGCTGAATGGGAACCCCGGCAGGACTTGGGTAGTCTGTCGGTCTCCCGACTTAAACTCTAGTTTGCTAACCGCTTCGGAAACTAGCCCCTCAACTTTGGCAATGATTTTATCGGCACCTTCGGAAGTCATGGTTCGGGGGGATACGGCGTTATAGTTGTATTCCGGGTAAAAGGTCCGTAGGCAGGGATACCTAGATAGTGATACCCTCCATCCGCCAGCGGGTCTGTGTATGAAACTACTCTTTGTGCCGGGAAAATGTAGCCCGGATACACTTGTCCGTCTGCGGTATAGACACCCAAAAGGGTGGTTATCCAACACTCTGATTCATCCACAGTAACGGCATCTGGGTCTAGGTACTGTGCATAGTATGGCCAAGTGACACGTCCGACTTTTCGTGGAAAGGATTGAGTTAAACTTTGTTGGATGATCTCGCAGGAATTTGTGACTGAGTTAATCCCTCGAAACTGTGTATTAACCGAAAGAGTTACCGACTTCTGCAAATAGACCGCAGCCCCGGCACTCCGTCTAGGTAATGACGGGCGGTTCGTAGAGAAGATCGATCTGCCGTTGATTGTTGGAGCTACGGGAGGTACGGTTGGTGGTATATTTGGGTCCGGGGGGAGTGGGGAAAGAGTTGCAAACCCAAGTCCACTAACAACAAAAGGCACGACAAAAACTTGGGTATCTGACAACTGCAACTGGCCTGCGTATGGCCATGGGAAGCTATCTACGTTTCCCTCGCCCTGTTCCGACTCGATTGTGAGATAATCGTCGAGACGAACAACCCGTGGAGCCGAAGTCGCGTCCATGATCTCCGCGACTCGCTGATCGATCAATTCGGTGGCCTTTGCCAAGATGCGTTCTTCCATGCTCATTGTAAATAAATGCCGTGGCTGACTCTCACTGACCCATCTGATATGAACGAGAAGGCGTCAAAGGTCATATTGATCTGAGTCTCTAGCAAATGCCAGAGAGCTTCTTCCTGAGCTTCCTCGCCTAGAGACCCATCAAGGGCTTCGATGTTAGGCTCAGGTAAGGATGATGGTGACGTTGACTGACCCTCGGTTTCCGGCTGCATTGTAAGCGGTGAATTGGAGAACCCATGTTCCGATGTTTTGCGAGTGGTTATTCGTAGAGCCTGAGATTATCCCAGTATCAGTGTCAAAACTCAGGCTCGTTTCCGCAAGAAAGAAGTCATTATTCGTTGGGCTTGCTGGACGGCTTACTGTTCCATCGTATGTCCAAGAGGTCGGAGAGTTGGAGGCGAGGATTTGAATGTCTGCTATCGGAGAAGCATTGTGTGAACGGGAGAAGCTCTGCGCTGCGGTAATCGTCGGCTTCGCCGTGTAGTTGATCGTGATAGGAACTGCCCCTCGGTCCCCCGCCGCATTGGATGCCGTGATATTGAGAACCCAAACGCGACTGGTTGTATCGCTGTTCGCATTGCCAGAGATAACTCCCGTGGAGGTGCTGAACGACAGGCTTGGATGCTGGGTAAAGAATCCCGTTCCTGCGCTTGGCGTGCTAGACACGGTGCTCTGGCTCCATGTCGTCGGTGAGTTATTAGCGACGATGGTGAAGGAGACTCCAGTCTCAGACTCAAGGAGAGCGAAGGATTGAGAAGCTGTAACTGTCGGCTTCGCTGTGTAGTTCTGAGTCAAAACTTGGCTAACCGAGCCTGCATCATTCGATGCAGATATGGTCGCCTGAGTGCTCGAACTGAGATCAGGAGTCGGAGTGCCAGATACGACGCCTGTGGTTGAGTTGATGCTCAACCCAGCCAGCAGTCCCGTGGCTGAGAATACAATGGCACCACCCGTTGCGTCGTAATCAATCGGAGTCATCGCTGCATCTTCCAAGAGAGTCGCAATGAAGGGTCCTACGGTGATTACTGGAACGCCAAAGTCTGTGGTGGTTGGGACAGTGTTTGAAGTCAGGGCTCCAATGACGACCTTCATTTGGTAGGCCGTATTCGCCGTGAGTCCGGTGAAAGTATAATCATTGCCCGTGAGTCCAGTAGCGGTTGGGCTGCTCCATGAACCTGCCGAAGCCAGCTTGATATAAACACTCGCTGTTCCAGAAGCTCCTGTTACCCAAGCCAACTGAATAGTCGTGTCTGTCACATTCAGCACAGAAGCTACGATTAGGGTATTGAGGTTCGTGTAGTATGGATTGTAGATGCGGATACGCCTAGACAGGTACCCGCCGAAGTAGGGGCGTATATCTACCTTGCTGTCGATGTATTGAGGCCAGTCTGGTGGAGTTGTCGCTGGTTCGTACTGCTGATAGTAGTAGTACTTGTAATCGGGGTGGCTCGTCCCAGACGTTTCCCAAATTGGAAATGCTTGGTGGAGCGTTGGAGGAATCCGAACTTGAAGCAACGCCCCCTCCCAAGTGATCGGGGATGGGAACATTGCGTTACCGACCGTGGAAATGGTTGGGGGAGTCTGAGTCCACTGTTCATATACCAAGGCGACGCAGGGGCCGTCATAGGCGTCTCGCAGGTAATTTGGAACAACAATAGCTCGCCCATAGCCACCAGCCCTCAAAGGAGGATAAAACACACTGAATGGATTAGAAGCATTCAGGACTCCCGGCCAAGAATAGTTCACCACAATCGGGTAAGGAGCGCGAGTGGATACCCCGCCGCTTGCGGCCCCGGCAAGCCCTGCGGCCTGCTTGGTCGTCTTGATCGACCAAAGGGAATTGACTGGCTGGACTTCGGAATAAGTTCCCGAGGAGTTCAATGGGTCGCCGGAAGTGCCTGCCGGGACTTTCTCTTTAGAGTAAGGGTAGAGATTCCCGGTATCTGGGTCGAACTCCTGCCCAGAGATTATGGCAGATGTATCCTCCCAAACGACTTGGACAACCACATACAGGTTATCCAGCTTCGCAATGTCTGACCGAGACTGAACAGTTGCGACAAGTTGGTAGTCGTCTGTGTCCAAAAAGGTCGGCGGAGCGTAGGTGACGTTGCCTGCCTCGAACTCATCGCGGGGAATCAAAAAGGTCTGTTTGACCGTAGGACGCTCTGCGGATGTATCTACCTCCCAGTTGTAGAGGTGCTGGTTAGCACGGTCTGCCACATAGACCCAGCGTTGAAGCCCTTTCTCTCCGGGCTCTGCCCAGCAAAACTTGTGGTCAGGCCACTTGGCTGAGTTTGGATGTGGAGTCCCGTAGTCGGGATAGGTCGCGTTGACCGCAACTTTGGTGTCCACTGTCTCTGATACCAGCAAATCCCCAATCAGGGGTGTAATCGGCAACTTTTGTACCGGAGTTGGGATTGGGTTGATGGGCAGCGGAGTCGGCATACCTGCTATTCTAAGCGGATACCGAGCCGCAAGCAAGCCTCGTTGAGCTTGGTCCACAGGTCCTCGGGGGAACCGTCATTGGCCAAAGAGGCATCCAAAGCCAGTGGGCTGATACCAGATTCCGACTCATGCTCCATCCGGTTGAGGCCAGCTCGACGGACCTCAATTACGATGCCACCAAGTTTGTGGACAAGTTCAGCCTCATTGTCAAAACGCACATCATCGCAGACAACGCGACCGCCGTTCTTAGCTATCAAGCCCATCTGTCTCTTGGCAGCTCGAAGCCAAATGTCTCTCCCAACGAGATTTCGACCCCATTCGGTTCCGAGGCTTTGGTAGCACTCGCGCACCGTCTTGCCGCACAGCTCGGGAGGACGCGCATCTTTATCGGTTTCGTCCGTAAGCACAGCCATCATGCGCTTGAGTGGTGAGGCAAAGCTGACCTTATTCCAGCCAAGTTTGGCTAAGAAGTCTGCGGCGGTAGTTTTACCTGCCTGTGCCAATCCGGTGAACGCGATAATCATGCCGCCTTTTGGCGCGATTTGCCTGCCGTGTCAACCATCTTCCCGGCGTGCCTTGAAATAGTCGGAGACCTCTCTGACAATCTCTGGGGGTGCAGAATCCGTCCAAGCCAGCAACTTATTTGCAGCAACTTCGAGGTCTTTGACTACATCGATCTTTGAGACTCGCTGACAGCGACCAACATAGTCTCGGTCTTGAATCGTGCCATGCCACTCATGAAGGACCCTGCCGGGAACGTGTCCAACCGAGATTCCTTTGAAGTTCTCTGCCCATTGGCGGAACATCTCTTGATTCGCTCCTAGATGCTCTCGCACGTTGGCCCAGAACGGAAGCCCCATCATCGCCAAAGTCATCACTGTGTCCCCTCCGCCAGACAACGTGCGTGGGAAAAGTCCTCCAGCCTTGTTCCACAAAGAACGTCGCATCGCCCACGCGAAGCCGGGATGCGATTGCCAGCGGTGGTCTAATCCGACCAAAGCAGACCCTTGTCGAGTGCGTTCGACTTCACCGGATTTGCTTGTCCAACAGGCGGTGTCAAACATCTGTACAACATGGTGCTGGACCAAAGCTGATTCCGTATCTTCTACCCAATCTGGGTTCGCGAACCAAATATCTGTATCCAACCACGCGAGGTTGTCGTACTCAGGCGGAACTCGGGTAGCGGCCAGATTGATCGCCATTTCCTTCTGCCACAGTTTTTGCGTTTGGGGGTCAATGGGGATTTGACACCATTTTGGGTAGCCTTTTGTGGCAGGAGTCTGCCCCGGAAGAAGCAGCTCCACGCCATAGATCGGAACGCTATCTCGACTCATTTGTCGAAGGAAGCGTAGAAGGTTAGCCTTGGGACGATCAAAACCCGAGAAATTGAAGTAGCAGCAAACACCAGCAAGCATGTCGCATTACTACCCCTAGAGCGTCTTTCCTGCAAGCAGACTCACGAACGAATCAACGTGATCGCAATGTAGAAGCAGAACCCAAAGCAAAGGGCGGCTAGGATTACAGTGGCCATAGTTGAAATCAGTTGTTCCATGCGTGCCACCCGCCAAGTCGAAGCGCGAGCCAGCGAACTGTCGCACGCCAAGCAGGTGTGTTCTTAGCGAGAAGCATTTCCTTGTACACGGCGTCGGCCTGACGGCGAGTAACCGTTACGAAGTCCCCATCATCCGCTCGGTAGCCATGGTTCTGGTAAAGCCAATCATGCACACAAGCTCCGCGCTTGCTCATGCCGAAAGGTCGAACGATGCCTTGCAGTATGCCGGGAATGGACTCGTCAAACTCGAATCCCTCTGGGACTGTGAACTCGGCGTCCAGCACCTCGCTATAAACTCGGAAAGGAGCGAGTAGTTTCAAACGGGACACCTCTCTATCCCCAGAAATGTCCTTTGCCTCAAAAGGAGTGAGAAATGTGGCGTGGCGTTCCATACCAATCAAAATACCTCCAAAATTATCTGGAGGCAACCGAGTCTCACTTCTTGATGGAGGCCGTTGTAACTCGGCTCAGAGTTCCTTTGATTTCGGAAATGTCCTTGGTGTGCTCGTCAATTTTACTCTCATGGGTATCGAGACGCTGTTGATGGACATTCATGATCGTTTCCATCCTGCCCTTGACTTCGCCAACAGTCATAACCTGAATGCCAATCGTCACTAAAGCGGTAATAACACCCAGAGTCATTAGGAGTTTGTTTTGCGCTTTATCGCTCATGGGGTCAATTTCTGGCTAGTAGGTTAATTCGTGTAGGTTAATTCGTTGAAAATCACATGAGCACTCCAAGCAATCGTCGCCCCCGTCGCCCCAGCAACAGTAATACTCAAACGGCTGGCTGGGCTATTTGCCGTTATCGACACATCCCATGATGGGTTGCTCTCGAAGTCTGTGCCGATAGTTTGGAGATAAAGTCGGCTCGTAGTTGCCCCAGTTCGCTGAATCAATACTCGCCTCCAGTAAGAGGCGTGTTCACTGCCCCCGCTTCGGCGCGCCATAATGCGAATAAAGAGATCATAGACTTGGCCGTCTAGTAGAGTGAAAAACTGAGAAGCTCCGGCTCCATCAATGGCTAGTTCTGTTAGAGTCGCGTCAGACGTTTGCCCCCTTAGAATAATTTCGCCAGATTGGTAGCCGCCGACTAAGGCATGGATGCGCTCATTACTGTGCCTAACAACGCCACCTCGGCCAGTGGTATGAGTGTCATTGGCTAGAACTGCACTGGACAATGTATGGCTGCGACCAAGGAATGTGTTTCCAACCACTCCGGAAGCTGGTTGGGCGTTAATGCCGGAGCCAAGAATAAACGTCCGCGACGCTCCTGTGTTGCCCCCAGCCGTATTGCCGTCTCCTAAAACAACGCTTTGCGTGGCAGTAGCCGCGCTAGAACTGCCTATTGCGACAGCATTGGCCCCTCCTGCCGTGTTAGCAGCTCCTATTGCAATAGCATTGTTCCCAGTTGCGCTTGTTGAGGAAGCTGCCCTAAATCTACCTGTGAAGATGGGATTGGCAATCGGGGAAAAGATTGAGCTGAGTGCTGTTTTGATCTGTGCCCATGTAATCTTCCTGAGACCAAAACTCGAAGCAGAATCGATCAGGGGTATTTCATCGGTATCGATGGGGTCATCTTTACTCGACTGGTCTGTCGTCGAGGAGGCCACCCGTGATGCGAAAGTTCCTCCATCTTTGATAATCTTCCCCGATGCTCCGTTGAACAACGCAACATTGTCGTTGGTGCTCGATGCTGGACCAACTACATTTCCAGTCCCACTTACGGGGACGGCTACATCAACAACGACATCCCCTTCACTTGTAACGGTAACTGCTGGAGTGTTGCCTCCGGTAACGACAATGGAAGGAGTACTCATGGTGGGGTGAAAGAAGTGTAGTCCGCAAAAACCTGACAAGTGCCTTCCAACAAAGTCTGAACATAAGCTGGGTCTCCGTCATCGATGGTCTCAATCTGCCAATAGTAGATTCCTATGGCTAGGGGATACCTTCCGGGATTGACTGAGAACTCCCAATCCACGGCATCAACTATGTTAATCCCTCCATTGGTAGTAGTAAGCTCCAGATCAGGAGCCAAGACTTTCGGATTCAATTTGAAAGCCATTTTGACCTCTGCCAAATTACCCGGAGCCAATCTGTTGGTGACAGTGACGGATGGCAACCCTTCCCAAGTGTCTCCTTTGACAAAGGTCACTAGGCGGCTAAGTGCGTCTGATGAAGCAGGTTGCATCGGGTAATGGATAGTTGATGGGCTTTCCCATCGAGTATGAAAGCCCATAACAGATCGTAGAATCTGCCGCAGATTCAAGGCGATTTACCCAGTGTTCAACGGAACTTCGGGCCGATAAACCAAGTCACCAAAGAGTAGCGGACGCCCAACTTTACGGGAGTCACGCGATGGCGGTTGAACGACGGAAAGAAGATCACGTCGCCTTGGTTGACAAACTGCCCTTCTGCGAGCGGGTCACTGGCAAACTCCAACTTACCGCCTGTGTAGTCATCGGGTTTCGACAACTGAATGACCATGCTCATCTTGCGATCAAACGGGGTCGCTTTGAGCCAGTTCAAATCTTCGTGCCATCCATAGCCGCCAGAGTTGTCTGCGTTGTACTCGGTGAATTGAACTTCGTGGAAGCCCCTTACATCGAAGCCAAAAGCATTCGCATTGGCTTGGAGTGCCAGCTTCTCGATACGGTCGTAGAACCAGCTCAAGGTCGGGTCGGAACGGCTGAGCCATCGAACAGTGGAACGTCGCAAATGGTCGTCCACTACTGATTTCCCGCCGTGCCCAACCGTCGCTTGAACTGGCCTATGCGTAAGCCCGTATTTGACGAGAGTCGAACATTCTTCTTCGGAGAGTGCTTTACCAAAAAGTTGCCACCATGAGGTCATACAAAGGCTTGATTCCAGAATTGTTTTGCTGCTCGCATCTGTTCTTCCGTCTTGGAAGGCAGACGCCAGTCTGGATAAGCCGCTTGGATGCCGAATACAAGGTCAAACTTTCCGCAAGCACTTCTAAAGCGTGCAGTCTCCTCACTGATAGCGGCGGAGTATTTCTTCTCCAGACCATCACCAGCAGGAACGATGTCGAGGAACCAAGGACGCGCACCTTCGGTCACGGCAAAGGCGTAGATACCTTCGGGCGTGGACACAACGGAGTCTTTGGGGCCGGGGTCTCCGGGAGGTCCTGTCGGTCCAGTAGGGCCGTCGGTACCTGTGGGCCCAGTAGGTCCGGGAGGGCCGTCTGGTCCAGTAGGTCCGGGAGGGCCACCAGAGGGGCCGGGAGGGCCTATTGGTCCGGGGTCTCCTGTGGGACCAATGGGGCCGGGAGGCCCAGTAGGACCGTCGGTGCCTGTGGGCCCAGTAGGTCCGGGAGGGCCATCGGGGCCTGTTGGTCCGGGAGGGCCACCGGGGTCGCCGGGAAGGCCAGTAGGTCCAGTGGGGCCGTCTGGTCCAGTAGGTCCAGTGGGGCCTGTGGGTCCAGTAGGGCCATCGGAACCTGTTGGGCCAGTAGGTCCGGGAGGGCCAGTAGGTCCGGGAGGACCTCCGGGGTCGCCGGGAGTTCCTGCTGGCCCAGTGGGTCCAGTAGGCCCAGTAGGTCCAGTAGGTCCGGGCGAGCCACCGCCGCCTAATTCAAGAGTTCCTGTGAATGGGTTGAAAGTCATGACTTGGTGATGGAAGTGACGTTGCCGTCAGTATAGTCAAAAGAGATGGTTGCAACAGTAGTTCCTCCCGAGCCGCCGACTTTGTATTCCAACTCGGTGACGTTGCCGTCAACCCAAGTCAGGCCACAGAAATCAGCTCCAAAAGGAAGAGATGGGGAGGTTGCTTTGGTAAGAGCGTCAGCTTCTTCGGCGGACGCCGCTCCTGAGATAAACTTGAGATGCTCGTAGGCATCGCGAACTGGAATAGCCATAGTAGTGAGAGGGGAAAAAAGAGGGTGGGCGTCCTAGTGAAAGGAACGCCCACCCTGTTGAGGTTGTCAACCCGTGTGGGCCGCTAGATTACGAGGTAGGGCAAGGGGTGGTGCCAAGGGAGCCGGGGCAGCGAAGCACCATGACTTCGTAGCCATACTCAGGGATGTTCGGCTGGTAAGCCGCACGCAGACGTGCGCTCCAGTAGCCGATGTCCTTGTACTTGTTGCACTCGCGGTCGTACTCGTTAATCCACTCGACCTGACCAGCGTAGTTCCAAGCCTTGACGCTTGCACCGCTGCCCATGTCGGAGAGGGGCTTCTGCATGAGACGCTTGCAGACCTTCGGATGATAGAAGATCACCTTTTCGTAGAGGGCAGCTTCATAGTCAGGATTGACGATGGCGATGCCAGCTTCGTTGGTGGTGTAGAACGGCACTTCGATGTACTCGTCCGCTTCTGCGTCGAAGTCATAGCGAGGAGCCTTGTCGTCGATGAGATGGAACAGGCCACCATAGACGCGCTTCACACCGAAAGGCTTGAGCAGCTCTTTCGGGTCAGCATAGCGGTAGTCTTGGCGGATGTCAGCGTTGCCCTTGATGAGCTGACGCTGTTGCTCCGAGGACATCACAACAACGAACACTGGTTGACCGTCAACCATGGCGTAGGCACCATCTTCGCCAGCCCCGTCGTGGATGAGCTTCCAGCGGATGCTGTCGAGCACGTCCTGATGGATAGAGCTGTCGGCTTGGACACCAGCGAAATCGCCGCCCGAGCCAGCGGTGAGTGAGCCACCGTTGAACACAAGGCGATTCGCGTCAGGGATGATGGCGCAGTATTCGCTGCGGTCACGCATTTCCCAAGCGTCGATGACGTTCTTCTCGAAGTTGTTTTTGATCTCAGCGACCTGTTGCTTGAACTTCACGGCAGCGCGAGCGTCCGAGATGCAAAGCGGGTCAGAGTCAAGAACGAACTCAGAGAGCTGAGCGGACTGGGTGAGAGCACGCGAGCTGAGAGTAGCGGCAATCGGAGCGCAGGCCGTAGAGGTAGCTTCCGAGGTAGAGGCAGAAACGGGGTTCCAGCCAGCACCTTCGCCAACGACAGGCACGGTGCGCTGATAAACCACGCGGGAGATGGTGAAGCCAACTTCATCTGGGAAGAAGTCCTTTTCGAGGACAGCGTTCCAAGGAGAGGTGGCACGACCGCGACGGGCGATGTCACCCGTGATGCGGTTGGATTCTTTGATGAGATAGGAATTTACGACTTCGCAAGGCATAATGGTAGGGGGGATGGGGTTGAGTTGGGCGTTTCGTTAGTGAACGCCCAGAGATGCCTGTGGAGTCGTAGTCAGGCAGAGAAACTCCGTGAAAATGCCAATCAGGAAGGGAGTGGCTACCTCACGAAAAAGTTATGGCCCCCTTACAATTCGTCAAGACAGAATTTCATCCAGCCCATCCATGAAGGATTTGCCGCTCTTGGTGGACTTCGATACCGCTCCGCTACGGACGGATGGGTTCAATGCCCCGCGTTTGGTCAAAGACTGCTTGAGTGTCTCGATTTCCTTAGCCTGTGCTTCGAGACGGGAAGCCAAGTTTGGCAGAAGAACTGCCGCATACCGAGCGTAGGCTTGAGTCTCTACGGGAGCCTCAGACAGATCGGCGTCCTTCACTTCGTCAGCCAAACGAGAAATCTCCTCATTACCTTCCTTGAGGAAAGGTAGTTTGGTCTTGAGGCCCTCCCAAACACTGTCGGATACCTTGAGATTTTCCTCGCGACGCTTCTGTCGCTGGGCTTCCTGCTCCTTGGTCCGGGACTCATCGAGGAACTTTTTCGATTCCTGAGCCTGACGTTTGACCTGCATGGAGCGGTCGTAGAGGGTTTTGGCCTCGTCAACCACGCGCTTGAACTCGTACTTGTCGAAGTCGTTCATGCCTCCAACAATCTCTGAGAGAAGCTGGTTGCGGTCCAAGACATTCGGGGTTGTCGCAGCCTTCGCGATGTCTCGAACGTCAAGCTGATATTTCTCGGCAAAGGACTGGATGAGTTCTTCGGCACGTTGAAGGGGCTCGGCAATGTTGGTGCGATACTCACGACTTTGCTCCACGTCGATCAGGGCCATCTTCTTATCGTAGTCGGCCAACTGGGTTTTAGAGGCTTCAAGCTCTGCGCGGAGTGCTTCGATGTCAGCGGTATTAGCAGCCGACGGAGGATTGGCCCGGAGCTTCGTAAGCTCGGCCTTCATCTCGTCGCGCTCTTTCTCAGCCGTAGCCTTGAGCTGCTTGAGTTTCTTCCAACCAATCTTGTTGGATTCCTTCTGAATCGGAGGAGCATCCTCGAAATCCGGGTCGTTCTCCGTATCGATTGTCTCGGACTCGGATTCCTCGCCTTCGGATTCGTTGGAGTTTTCCTCACCTTCGGATTCGTTCTCCGTCTCAGTTTCGGTCTCCGTTTCGACTTCTCCGGTAGGAGTGTCTGGTGATTCCTTCTGTCCGGCTGCTTCAAACAGTCCAGCCATAAAGCCCGAATCCCCGGAGGAATCTTCGGTTTGTTCGTAAGAAGGAGCGTGGGGGTCGGTTTCGGTTTCCATGGATTAGGATGAGGAGGTTTCGGTAAAAGTGGTTGGCTTGCTCCACTCTTGGAGCGGTTTCTTGGTCGCAACAGTGTTCGGACGAGATAATTTGACGAAAGCCTCAAGAGCTTTCTGGAAACCTGCCTGTTCTGCGTGAATCAAAGCAATGCGAACTGGGTCAGTTCCATAGTTGGTCGCAGGAACATTCGCCGTCTGCAAGACATCCAAAGCAGTCTTAATCAACGGCTCATCTCGGAGAAGTCGAGCCAATCCTTGATGCAAGTCGTCAGAAAGGTACCAGTCTTGATGTGTCATGGCAGATCGGGAGTTGGCAGTTTGGCATCATCCTCGATGGCTTCACGAACCATGCGACCCACATCCAAGATGCCTTGCTTGAGAGTCTTGAACTTGACGACCGTAGCCAGTCCAAGTCCATCTCCCATGTGTCGATACACATGGATGCTTTTATCGTTGGGGAAAACCTTGTAGGAGAAAACGTATTCTTCGCAGATCATTGATTGAGCCTTTCACGGGCGATTTTCGCAGCCACTTCGGCGTCCTTGAGCATCATTTCCTGCTGGGCGGACTCGGCGCGAATCCGCATTTCCTGCTGGTGTTTCTCCTCTGCAATACGCAGACGGGTGCTCGCCTCGACGAGTTGGCGTTGAAGTGTATCAGGCAGCGCGTTCGGATTGGCGGCATTGCCACCTTCGGGCTGAGCTGGAGCTTCCGCTTGAGCCTGTGCTGCGGCTTCCGCTTGGTCCTCCATGATTTTCTGCATGTGCTTGGTGGCGTTGTAGAGAATACCATCCAATTCCTGCAACCGCTTTTTGATCTGCGGATAATCTGGCTCGCTGACAAGATACTGCGCGTGTTCGCTGGTGTGCTGGTGGAGCGACGTAAGGGCAGGCATGACCTGCTCCACTTGAACCGTCCCCTCGTCCAAGGCTTGAACGATGGCTTCTTCCTCCGGCAGATGAATGTCGAAGTGAACACGGTGAAGGGTATTCGGTCGCACCGGAACTTGATTGCCCGACTTGAGGGCGATGTTTTCCAAGTAGGCAACCTCGGCTTCCATTGGAGGACGGAGATTCTCCGGTGCCGGGGTGTAGCGGTCTGCCGCCTCGACGCCGCCCAAAGTGCGAGTGAGGTCGCGAAGAACCTGCTGACGACCCTGTGGGTCAAAGCTGGCCGACAGGTTGAATAGGCGTTCCATGAGGGCAGACCTCGCTGCCGAGGAGCCTCCACCAACCGCACGCACGGCTTCAACGCGACCCACATCGACCATCAAGATGGCTTCGATTGGCACGCCGCGCATCATGCAACGAGTGCGGTACTCGTTCACAGCTTGGCCACCGGGGTCCTCTGGGAAGTAGTCCTCACGAATCGCACGGCGAACTGTCTCGCGAAGCAGACGTTCCCATGGGATGTAGAACAGGTTCAACTGAGCGAGGCTGATGTTGGCCACCGACTCAAGCTGTGCCTGCGTCTCAAACTTGGTACGCTGACGAACCGAGTTGAAGATCGCCTCGGTCGTGTAGGTGCCAGCCTGCTGTTGAAGAATCGTGGAGAGATCGTTCAGTCCGGGAATCAAGGACTGACTGAAATTGGGCTGCTCCTTCTGGATGACCTTGATGTTCGGCGGCTTGACCACGAACGGACCGAAATGGACAAGGCTCATGTCCTGCATGGCGTCCTCGTTGTCCGGCTCGATCATGAGCATGGAGCTGGTCATCAAGCTGTCGTAGAAGCGACCACGCAGACGATTGAGAGCTTGAACCGTAGAGAAAATCTTGCTGGCCATCCCACGAATGCTGTGGAAGTAGCCATTGGTTCCGATGCCAAAGACAAAGGTATTGAACGCTTCGCTGGTGTTCTTGTAGCGGCTCTTGTTCTCGTAGAGGAATCCGATTCCGACATCCGCGTCCTTCTCCGGGAAGATATACTGCGAAATGGAACCATCGAGTTCCTTGGCCCACATGAACACCAACTTGACCTCTGCGGCAGAAGCCGTCGAAGCAGCGAGGTCGTTGTTCTTGAACTCGCGCTCCAAATCTTCCCAAGAGTTCGTTGGGTAAGTGGTATTGCTGTACTGCATCGCTGTGAGCAATGCTTTCTTCACAGCCGAGACATTCCAATGGAGTTCCTTGGCGAGTTCTTCGTCCTCAATCTTCTGATACAGTTCGTGAGGGGGGACGCTGCGAACAATGCAGCAAAGTTCGATTTCCTCGTCCGATGCCCGAGTGTTCCGGGGAATCAGGAAGTCTCCAAGGGGAGCCACTTGCCAACGCCAATCGATTTCATCTTCACGGAAGGCCAAGCCTACGCCGTGAACGAGGAACTGCTGCACCAAATAGAGGTAACGTGGGTAGAACTCCGGCCAGTTGCGAACCATGCGGGTGAACTCCTCCGCCATGATGCTCTCCCACTCAGGACGAGCCTGCGGGTCGCCAAAGTTTGTTGGCATCGTATTGAGCACGTCAACCGACGTTACCAAATCCAGATACGGACTCATTGCCGTGGAAACCAACTGGTCCCCTTGGCCCCAGTTCACGTTACAGATTTCTCCAAGCCCATTGAGATCGAGTTGACGCTGATCGTATGGGCTTTCCCCATCGATCATGGACTGCACCCGAGCACGGTCCCGACTGGATTCCTCATCCCCACTACGCATCCGACGATAGGAAGAATGGGCAGCTTGGACGTTTTTGATTCGCGTGCGAAGCAGCTTCCCATCTTCTTGGACAGGAAGGAGCAAATCTTGAGAAGTAGTCGGAGTGGGGAAGTCGGCGTTCATGGCGTTACTGGCACCTTACGAGGCCGTCCTCGGCCCCGCTTTGGGTTGTCAAGCGTAACCTCATTCTGTGAATCGTCCACCGACAGCATTGGAGCCTCCTGCGCCTCAATCTCAGGTTCGGTCTCGACAGGGAGTTCAAGTGGGGAAGCCTGCGTGACGATTCCCCAATCTGGAGAGATTCGAGTAACGACAACTTCGTTTGGAGAAACGCAGACGTAGTTGTCATTCCAGTTGGCATTGCCAATACGGTCGGTCGTAGCGGTGTGCTTGACCATCTCATGCCGACGAAATACTTCATGGTGGCTACCATGATTGCGAGCCGAGTTGCGTTCCAACTTGGTCAGGTTGGCTGGATAGACAGCGGCCTCCAAGATATAGGGGTCGCCAATATCGACACGCTCAACACCGGAAGCATCCCGGAAGCGGCGAGTCAAATTGACTTGGAAGCCAAGATAGTGTTTGCCGGAGGCTCGATACTCTTGGTCCAAAACATCCGCCCAGTTCGACACGACAGGCCGAGTGTCGGTGGACATATAGAACCAATGACTGCCCACCATGCTGCGAGCCACGATGTCGAAGGTCTCATTCAAGGACCTCGGTGGCTCCCGGTAGAGCGTTGGCAAAATCGCCTTGAAGCTCACATCGCGGATGCCGTCAAAAATCCGTTGCACCTCATTGAGCACAGTCGCGGTTGTGAAAACCGTGATTTTATGCCGGGAATCAAGAGGTCCAAACTGCTTGAGGATTGCGGCGAGCTTACGAGCGTTTGGTAACGCCTTGGAGAGAACGGGGATGGCAATATCCATTTTCCGGCATTTTGGGGGAAATAAAAAGGTCTGCAACTATTAAATAGCCCTCATTCTTGATAATTTTCGGGAAAATGAGATGAATTTCGAGATTCGGCGGTTGGAATTGTTATCGGCTTCCCGAATCCGTGCCTTGCTTGACATGCCCAATTTGGTTCGGCAAAGGTCTAGGCAAAGCAATGCCGCATCCCCTCGGTCTGGGGATTTACCAATTCTTGAGCGCATATCCTTTTTGCTCTCCACAACCACTTTGCCTCGCTGCTTGGTTTCGTATTTTCTGGCGCAGAGTTCTTTGGCCAAGGCTGGATAAATGCCTCGTATCTGACCGGACTGGAGATATTCGCGCCCAGAGAACCAAAGCTCGGACACGCGGTTGATATAGCGTTCCTTGGAGGGTGTGGAATCCGTTCCGCTGGCTGGCAGACTGGAAGCCAAGCCACCAAAGTTCACCTCCAAGAACTCTCCGCTCCACTCAGAGCGAACCACATCGCAGAAGGGTTTTCCGGCTCCGGTTCCGTCGATGGCTAGATTTTTGGGTAGGACTTTGCGTTTTTCGCACTCGGCTCGCAACTGGCGGATAATTTGATGGGTTCGAGGCTCGTCCTTGATGTCGCGATCTTCTTGGAGTTCCAAGCAGTCTCCCCATTCCAAAACCTTTTTCCCATCGGTATCCTCCCCGAATTTCCCGAATTGGAGAAGGGAATCGTCGCCACCGTTGGTGAAGGCAGGGTCAAATCCAGCAACCGGAGTTGGCGGGGTTTTCCAAATAGCTGGGGCATCGCCTCGGTATTTGATGATGTCGGCCTCGCTGTAAATACCCTCATCGGTTCCGGCTTCGTGGAACCAACCTTTGACGAATCGGGCATACCGCTGGGTGGTTTCCCCGAGCATATTTTTGAAGTCCTGCAATTTACGGGCAGTCATCATCCAAGGGTATTTATCCTCGCCCAGCAGGATGTTGGGGGATTTTTCTCCGTCGAACCGGATACATTTTCCAAGAACGGTTTCCCATTCCTCTGAGTCGGAGTGGATGGAGCCCCAGCCCTCCTTGGGTGTGGCGAAGATGCCAAAAGGGTCGTAATGGCTGTTGGGGTTCCCGATGCCGAGCATACTGAAATCGGGGTTGGAATACAGGTTGGCTTCGGCTGCGCGGAGGAGTTTGTCAGAGAGTTCGGGCAACTCATCGCAGATCAGGATGACGCGAGTGCCCTTGTAACCAATCAATTTACCCATGGCCTCGTTGGCCTTGGATTTTTCCCCGGCGATCAAAA